GGCTGCATCTGGTCCATTAATTACTATTCTATTTGGAGCATTATAATAACTAGCATTAAATTGCCATGAATCTCCTTCTCCAACAATACCCATTTTGCCGCCACTATCTACTTCTTTTGTAATTGTAGATCCAACAGTTGTATTATGATTTATTCCCCAAGAGCCATAATTTGTAATGGTTGTTTGATCAAGATTCGTATAAAATACTGGACCATCATCTTTTACTATTTTAAAATAACTTGGTGAAACAGAAATAGATGGTTCTGAAAATAATGCAGATGCAGTCATTGGTTTTCTAGTAAATATTGGATCTACAAATAATGCAGTAGCAGTCATTTCTAATGCTGACCAAGAAATATCTGTACCAGTTGAAATATCAACATTATTAATCATTTCAATTGATGCTTCTAATAATTCTGTAACTATAAAATTAATATTTTTACTTGCATATACCGCAAAATTTGGTAAAAATTCAGCATTAACAAGAATTGATGTAGTAATTTCAGTATGGTTGTTTCCTTGAATAGCAATTGTTGGTTCTGTCATTAATGCTGATGCAGTTGCTGGAATTTCTTCTTTATTTAGTGACAGTGATAATATTGGGTCAACCATTAATGCTGTTGCAATTGCACCAGTTGTATTTGTATAATTTATATTTATACCAGAAGAACCAGTTGTCCAAATTTCTGATATTGCTGTTGCGTTTAATATTGAAGATGTTCCAAAATGATAATTAGAAATATTTATATTAAAATTATCTGTTTGTGTACTTGCAGAACCTAATGACCATGATGTTGCTCCTGTTGTTGATGTTCCAGATGCAGATGCTACCTGGTTACCATCAATATATAAATAATACATTATTGAAGGAGATGTTTCTCTTCTCACTGCTACATAATGCCAATTTGTATCAGTTATTGCAACTGATGAAAATGTTGTTGTTAATCCACCAGCAGTACCTATTGAAAATTTACCTCTATTAGATGTAGTACTATTAGTAGATCCATAATAAGTTAAAGTAACACCATTTGAACTTGAATTTCCAATAGTAGAAATTATTGTATTTGATATTGCTGGATATTTATCAAATTTAAACCAAAATCCATATGCCCAGTCTCCATCGGCAAGACCTGGATATTCTGTTGTTGTTGCATTTGCAGAATATCTACTATTAGATGATGCTGTTGATGAAAATTGAAATTTCCAAGAACCAGCACCACCTAATGGACCTACTGTTGGTTCATATACTGCTGGATAAGAAGTATTTAACCAACTATATCCAGTACTTGTTCCAGTGGAACCAGTTCTAGTTGGTGTATTTGATACTGTCTCACTCATTTCAATTCCACGCTCAAGAGCGTATGAATTAATTTTATTATTTAATGATGATGCCATAAAAAAAGACTACGCCATTACTGACGTAGCCATTCCTCCAATCAAAGATAGTTCAGGATTAACTCCAGAAAGGCTATGTCCATTAATTGAAGGAATTAGAGTGAAGCAGGTCCATGTTGAGCAAGAGATATTATCTACAGCCCAGACAATTTTTACTTTACAAGTAGGCTCAACTAATGTCGCACTAAGCGATATATTTAATGAACCCGCCTCAACTCTAATATTCATTATGCTACTGTGATCCTAACGATACCTGTAGCATCCCAAGTAATGGTAAAGTTACCATTAGATGAAGATTGATCTGAACCAAAATCAACATAACCAATAAGTGGCTTTGTTGCGTTGGTTGCAGGAGATGCATCATAAATAACTGCATAACGTGCAGTAATTGTTGATGATGACCAAGTTACATCATCAGCATCAAGAACGATTACGTTTGTTGCTGAATTATATGAATTGGTCTTATTAGCAAGGGTTGCTCCACCAGCGGTGTAGCCTGTTGCTCCAGATACTTCGTAGGTTGACACATCATCAAAATAATTGTGTGCATCCTGATCTGGTGTATAAGCATTGGTAAGAAGAGCCACCTTAATGGTGTCTGTATCCCAGTCAACTTCTTTATTAAGAGCCTGTGAAAGGAACTGTCCGTATAGTTTAGAAGCCATGTTCAGTTACCCCCTTAATTCTTTTCCACAATTGCGAATGCTGAAGCATCTGCAACTGCGAATCCACGACGAATTCGTGTCTTTAGAACTACACCATCACGAGCGAATTCTGCATCACGAGAAACGACAGACTCAACGCCACCACGAACACCATTGATAAGCATGTTCTTGTTACCTACGATAAGTAGTGGGTTACCTGTTGGTGTATCTGTTGCTGCTGAAGAACGAGCAGCACCATATGAAACAACCAATGGATATCCAAATAGAGATCCTGGTGTTCCTGCTAATGGATCTGGAAGAACCAAATCATTATTACCCTTTACCATGCCACGAATAGCAGCAAGCATCTTAGGGTGAGCCATCCAAACTGTGTTAGCAGCATCAAACTTTGATGATGTTTCTACAATTCCAAGGGCATTATTAATGTGTTCAAATGAAAGATCACCTGAGGTTGCTGTGATATTATCTTCAGCATCTACTGCAACTGAGTAATAAAGTGAACGGAATGGAGCAACATCTGTTCCATCTACGTTTACGTCAAGACCAAGTGTTGCGTTGTCAAACTTACGTGCCCAACGGGAAGCCCATTCACGCTTGTAAGTTGAAAGAACATCTACTAGAGAATCATTTACGTCTTCTTCTGAGATGTGGAATAGTTTAGCAAATTTCTTTGCTGTCAATACTACTTCGTCCAAAGTTGCGGTTGCTGCTGGAATTTCATCGCCTTCTGCGACTACTTCTGGAGCATCTGCAAGGAAACGAGGTACTGACTTTGTGCGAGAAGCCATTGCTTCACGACGAGCATAACGTTCAACCGCTGAATTAGCAATAAGATCCTGAATAACTGCAGAACCTTGCTCTTCTAGGATGTAACCGTTAGCCTCTGTTAAGTCAACACGACTAATTGTCATTTTTTATCTCCTTTAAGATAAGTTAATTTTTATTAAATTGTATTTGTGAATCGTCTAATTCATCCTATAAAACAAGGTAAACGTCCATTCACCATGTATAGGATAATTATAGCATTAATCTATAATTTACCCAATATTTTTGCAGCCTGTAATTGGGTTGCGCTATATTGAGTACTTACATTAGCCTTTATACCAGCATCTGCCTGACCACCAACACGGAGTTTAGGATCAAATATTTCTGGTAAATCTTCCTTCAACTGATTAAATTGTTCATCAAATCCAACAATTTCTAAATTTTCATCAAATTCAAATTTTGTTAAATCCATAAACTTAATTAATCGTCTAGGATCTTTAACTCCTTCAGCAGAAACCTTCTGCATGACCTTTTCATGCAATAATCTTCCACTGAATTCTGCAATCTTCTGATCTTTGCTATTCAGATCTATTTCAAGTTGTTCTTTTTCTTCCCTGAACTTTTTAGCATCAGATTTTGCTCTATCCAAAGCATCAAGTACCGCTTTAGGGTCATTGATTACTGGTTCTTCTGTATTTTCTGTATTTGTATTGTTAGTTTCCAACATTTCCTCCAGTTGATTCCATTAATACATTATTAGTGTTTGTATTTTGTGATAAATTAGTTAATGATTGTTCATTATTTGCAATTTGTGTAGCAATTTCTAAATCATAACCCATTTCAAGAAGCACTTGCTCTAAAGAAACACCAACTACACGCTTCTTAACTGCAACTTCCCATGCATCTAAACTATCCATGCTTTCAACAGCCTGCCATTTAACTTCAACATCTGAGTTGATTCCTTCAATTGAGAGAATGAATCTAAACATATCTCTCCATGCATTTCCAAATGCAACCTGACGATCTTCAACTTTCTTTAAAAGTGGTGCTTCTGCTGTACGCAATGCTTCACCAGATGGAACATTTCCAGTCTTTTCAAAATAATGAAGCGGGGTATTTGTAATTGAAGCCATTGAACGAACAAAATCCTTCACTGGTTCTGTAAATACCTTATAGTCTGCTGGAGAGAATTCTCCAACTTTATCTACACCCTTTAAATACCAAAGTTCTCCTGGTCCATTCTTTAAACGACCAAGATTTTCTGCATCTGTTGCTGTTTCATCAAAATCATCAAATTCTGCTGAATTGCCACCAGATGTAAGTGCATATCTTTGTGGTGCTCCTTGATAGTCAACAGTAACCATATGAGTTGCAAGCATTTTGTTGATTGCATCTTGAGGTCCATAGGCATCAATGTGTTCTGGACGACCATATTGCTTTGTTGTTCTAAAGTGGAATACAGGAATTTCTCCCCATGGATTTTCAATTACTTCAATTGGTAAAAATCCACTAGTTGAAATAAGACTATCTAATTCTCCAAATACTGCATATTTTTCAATACGATCTGGATAATACATGTTTAATTTAGTAATAACTTTATCTTGAGTATCAGTTGTTTGCCATAATTTTGCTGCAAACAATTTAACTCTTGGATTTTCATCATCATAAATAATTACAGTGCTCATAGGTGAGTTGTAATCAATTGTTACCTCGCCATTTGCATCTGTCCAAACAATTGCATATGAATCTCCATACATTAATGAATAACGATGAATTTCATTTGCATCTAGTTCAAGATCATTCTTTTCCCAGATACGATTAATTTCTGCATTTGCTTCTTCTGTAACACCTAAAATATTTGCAATTTCAAGTCTATTTGATACTGCATCAACTACTGTTTTTGCAAAGTTAAATCTAAAATGCTTATTATCAATTCTAAACATTTTTAACCATTGATCACTTGAAAATACTTCTGGTTGCAGACCTTCATAATAATTTTCTGCAATTTCGTAATGTCTTTTACGATTTACAATCATATCTACTGCTTTTTTAATATCAGACATTTTGTCTCCTTAAATAATTTATTTGTTTTGTTTCTAATTTTACAGCCTTGTTATCTAAGAAATACAAAATGCCAGAAACAACAGCATCTAGTACGTCTTCATGTGAGAGTTTTGGAAACGCCCACATTTGTTCTTCTAAAACAGGGAAATGTGCTGTATGTCTGACTTTTCCTTGTTGATAGAAATTTAATGCCTTACCAGCACGAATTTGCTTTGAAAGGCTTTGTGATTTTGATCTATATTTTGCGGGGACATTTTTAAATACATCTTTCCACAAATCTCCACCTTGGTTTACTTCAACATAAAGAACTCCAACATCATATAGATCAACTAATGCTGCAACTCTTTCTGCAATTTCTGATGGTGACATTTTAACTTGTTCTGCATGTCTTACGTAAATATTACTTTTACCAAGAGCATCTATACCTCTACTTAAAACTGCAATTCCAGTAAAGTCAGAAATTTTATTTTTAGTTACTGCGGGGTCAATAGAAATAACTGTATTTCCATAATCTTCTAATTCTTCAATAACAACATCTTCATTTGTCCAAAATGTTCCATCAGTATTAATAGGACGCTTCATATAGTTTTTAGCAAAGTCTCTAAGATGTCTTTGACTATTGAGCCATTCTAAAGGCCACTTTTCAGGCCATACAGAGCGTTCTGAGCCATTGTCATTACCCATAATGGCTGGATAGTAGTGAACACTTACATTCTGGTCTGTAATCCAATTTAATTCTGGATCACTATATCCTTCAGCATATTTTCTAAATTGATCCATTACAGAATTAGGCATAGTAGTTGTACCAACAAATATCATACGAGCATAAATATTCATAGGAGCAATATCATCAAATACAGTATTTTTCTGTTGTCCTGCCTGGTATTCAGAATAATTTTTTTCACCTTTTTCAATGTCATCTAAAATAATTAGATCTGGACGTTGTCCAAATACTTTTTTACCTAAAGAGTTAGTGTCAATACCATTAGCATCAAATATAAAGTCATTGCTTTGGATAATACGCCAAGAGTTAGAGGCCATGGCACGACCAGACGATGTAACAATCTTAGGCTTACAAAGATCTGGATAATCTTCTTGTAAATATTCATTTGATTCCAATTCATTTTTAAATGTCATTAAATGTGTTTCTGCTTGGCTGGCGGCATCAGAAAATGCAGCAATAAACTTTACATGTCCATGAGCAGCAGCCCACATAGGCAAAATAAGGAAAATCCAAGTAGATTTACCACATTCTCTAGGTGCAATAAATGCATCTCTATTTTCTTTTGGTACTTGCGGTTTATGTATCCAGGATTTGCCATATTCTGCTAGATCAACATGGAATTCAGATAATGTTATCTCTCCCTGGGCATTCATTAAATGGTGCGGTAAATAAATCAACGCAAATAACATTGGATCGTATTTGGTTAATTCTTTACGCCCCTCTGAAAATGATAATAATTCAACAGGAACTGATTCTAAAATATCAGTTGCTTTCATTATTTATTTGATTTCTTCTCCGACACATAAATTGCTTGAAGTTGATTGATTGCATCTGCTTCTTTTTCGTGACATCCAAGAATTCTTCCTGAATCTCTAGACACAACAGCAAATTTTCCTTTACAACCTTCTTTGTTTTTTGAAATAATATAACCTTTACCTGGCATTTGTTTTTCTCCCTTTTGTTGCTAATATTTGATAGATATCATCTACCCTTTGTTCTACTCGTTCAAGTCTAACAGTATTAGTATTGACTTGATCTCTCATTGAACTTCCACCATTTGGTTTGAGTTCTGATAAAAATTTTGTAATCATCCATTTGGTAAAACCAAAGAATGAACCAAGAATAAGTACTACCCCTGCTGCTACTGCTGATATTACCTCTGGTGTCATTTATAACATACCCCATATTCAATTTTGTTGGAAATATTTTTTTCAGACAACGAAAAAACAAAAAATAAAAATAATCTGGCAGTGGGTACCGCCCTCTTGACCAAACACTCTATCATACAAACACTCATTTGTCAAACACCTTATTCTTTATCAATTCATTTCTTGCTTTGGCTTCATTCAATAAATCAATAATAGCCAAATCTTGTCCATCTTTATTTCTTTGTTCATTAATAACAGTAGACTTTCCTTCTATCAAATTGATTGTTTGGATAGCCTTATGAACAGCATTTGCTAGTTTGTTTAAACCATCGCTATCTAATATATCTTGCATTAGGGATTCTACACATCTATCTAATACTGCTTGTGCTGCTATGATCTTTTCTTTATCAGAGTAGAATACTCCTAAATTCCCCGCCATTTTGGCGAGGGTATCAATAGTAGGCATATCCAAACCTCTTTGAACAAACCACTTCTTAGCAGTATGATAAGACTTTGGATACCCCAAATATCTCATTGTTGGACCAATACCCATTTCCTGAGCATTCTCTATAAATTCTGTAATTTGTTCTTCTGTAAATGTTTGATAACCCATTATTTGCTCCTATTTGGGGATATAAGTGTTTGGATATTTGACTTTACGACGCATCTTTGATAGGCTCCCCATATAAATACCATATCAAACACTCTCCAACAGTTCTTCTATCTTATTAGCCAAATCCTCATCCAAACCAATATTTATTGAAATATCAACTGTTCTATTATCATCAAAGAATTGTAAAACAAATCCTAATTGCCCATCTTTATAGTCTATGTCTTTTGCATATGGGAATAGTATCAATGTTTCTCCTTTGTACCGTCGCATTTTTAACTAGTTAATACAACACTGCAATTATAGCATTGAAAAAGAGTTGGAGACGAGGTGACATTTCTTCTCCAACTCTTCTGGGTATTTCCCTATAAGTGAGTAGACCTGCTTCGGCAATGAAAACAGGGTACTATAAGTATAGCAGACTACTTCTTACTTTTCAACTGTGCTAATTGAACATATGTTACCCAACAAGGTTTACAGTAACTTAAACGACCATCAGCAGCATCTCTTCTAACACCAAATTGAGATATTGGTTTCATTTGTTGGCATCTATTACAAATCTTTTGTGTTCTTTGAATGCTTGGACCGCTTAATCTTCTTTTCATTCTTGATGCTTTATCTTTTACTTTATAGCATTCAATACAATAAGTTTGTAATCCATTTTTAGCAGTTCTTGATATCCAAAACTCATCTGAGGTTTTAGTAATACCACAACTTGGGCATTTCTTAAGGTAGTTTTGGCTGTCCATAAACACCATCCTTATTTTGCTTAGTCTTTAATCTATGATGATTAGCACATAATGTCCAAACATTATCTGGATTATTATTTGCTCTATTACCATCCTTATGATCTACATCTAATTGAATCCTATCTTCAATAACAAAGGTACATCCTGGCCATTCACAGTGATTGCCCTTCTTACTTCTGCCACGTCTATGGCATTGATTACATATATTTCTGTATACCTTTCTACCTTGCTTATCCCTGCCCAAACTAGCAGTCATATTTCCGCAAGCACATTCTGTCTGGACTAATGCTCCTCTTGCTACTCCCATTATTCTTCTACCCATCCTATCTCTTTTAGTTCTTTCTGACAATATAAGCAGTTGCCATCTGCACTAGTTTTTATTGCTACAAATCCACAAGTAATACATGACATTATTGCCTGTGTCTTATTCTCACTGTTCATAGTTCTCCTATATATTATGACCGCTATGCGGTCTGTATCCAATCAGAGAGAGTTGAATGAACTAACTCTTCTCTTGATTTCTTTCCTTGATTATTATTTACTTTTACTTTATATTTATTTATCTTTAGTGTATCGGATTTGACTACTACCTCGTCAGATTTGACTACACTATGTATCAGATTTGGTACAACGACTGTATATCTATTGTTCCAATATTTGTTATTCTCATGCTTAGATTTTGTTATTTTTAGCCAGCCCAGTTCCTCTAATTCAGAAACTATCTTGATAAGAGTATTTCTACTACCAATACCAGCATCCCTCATCAATTGGGACTGATTTGGATATGCTTTATCTCCCCTGCTTGCGATGGCATAGAGAATTGCTTTATGATAACCTGTGGGTAATGAGAGATCTTCTCGTATAGCCACCATAATATTAAAATCCATTGCCTACCTTTCTACTCATATACTAGTATACCACATACTAGGAAACTGTCAAATATGACTACTCTTAAGATTCTGCTTCTTGAGCCGCTTCTTCTGCTGCTTCTTCCATTTCTGATAATATTTCTTGAGCATATTCGTATGCTTCTTGCATAATAGAATTACCCTCATTTACAATATCACCCATAAAATCCATATATTCTCCAATATCAACATCGTTCCAACCTTCTTTTATAGGTCCTTTTGCTGCTTTAAATTCTGGAACTACATAATTATCATAAATAGTATTTTGTCCTTCATTAGCACACATATTCTTCATTGTTGATAGTGCATCAGTAAAACCTTCATTAACTATTTCTTGAGCCTCAGTAATATCAATTGCTGAAGTTGCTAATTGAAATAAATTTTGTAATCCCATTACAAAGTACCTTGAAACTTAACAGTTTTCATTTGATAAGATTCAATTGTATTAAAACTATTTAATACTGGTTGTACAGTACTAATTTGCCAAATTTGATCATCTAATATAAGATTTCCATCAGCATCTTTAATGTTAGCAATTAGACAACCCAAAGGTATTAGTTGATCTGATCTTATACTAAGTCTACCTGCTGTATCAATACCAGCAGAAATTGCAATATTACCAACAAAGTAATATTTTACAGTTGTTGTATCTCCAATAATTTCCCTGACAAATTTATAAAAATCTCCAGAATATTTATAACGATTAAATGCTGATGGTTGCATTACACTGTTCTCCAGTCTGGATATGAAATAGTTCTTTCTATTTTGCCAGTATGAACTGAACGACTTTTAATAAAAGATAACTTATCACACATCATTACTGCCATTGGAGCAATAAAAGGAGAAACCTTGTCCCCAGATTTGAATGTTGTAGATGCATCATTTTGCATTGTAGTTGAAACAGCCATTTGTTCAAACACAATATCTTCATTATTTAACATATATGCTGATTGATATGCTGTAGCACGTTTCAAAATTTCTAAATCTCTTGTATCTGTGATATCAGCCTCAAACTTTCCAATATATGCTTCTATTGCATATTGTGCTCGTTCAATAAGACCAGCAGTAACTACTTTGCCAGTTATTGTTTTTACTTGAGTTGTTGTAGTAAACATTTATTTCTCCTTTCTTACTCCGCCAACCATTGTAAACCAAGCCATGTCATAGACAATACTGGGATTTCTTGGAGCGGGTAAATCTCTTCTGATTCTGTTGGATAAAGATCTGATTGATAATCTTTATTATCTTTATCTGTTAATGATCTAACAACACCATTTGACGCATTTGACGGAGCCTGAATAAATGCACCACCACCGCCATTTGTAGGAGTTGTTTGACCATTATTTGTTAAATTACTAATATTAATTCTTTGTGGTAAACGATTTAATCTTGTTGTTGAATATTGCCACGCACGAGTTGCAACAGTTTCATTTATTTCATTTTGTGGAATAACTTGAATCACTGCTTTATTATATTCTTCACGACTAAATGTATATCCATCTTCAACACAATTCATAAAGATCTTTCCATTAATTGGAGTACCACCAAGTAATTGACCATTATGTACAACAATAGTAGTTCCATAATCATCATACGGATTTGATGTTGCAGTTGATCCATTATAGTAATTATTTGCTAATTTAGTTACTAAAGTACCAGCCAAAATATCAGATGGGGCAACAGCCATAATTGATTTTGTTCCAAGTTGATTTGATCTAAATCCTGGTAGATTTTCATTTTCTGTAACTTTTCTTAATGCTGATCCAGGAATAATAAATTCATTACCTTCTTGTAAACCAAATTGACGATATGAATATTTAGCATGATATTGATCATAATCATATTCTGATTCTGGAATAAAGTTAATGAAATCAGTTAACAAATATGTTTCTTTATCTGTTAATCCAGGAATTAAATTAGCAACATTATATTTATTATTTCTATGTGTATCAAAATATCTATTTGCTGATTCGCTCAATTCAAAAGGACTTAATGATGAAGATGCGGCATCTGTTGTTTCTAAAAGTTGTGGAACTTCTGTAAATTTTTTAACAATTCCTAGATCTTCCGCCAATTTTGGACTTGAAACATAAAGATTGGCACCATTAGCAACAACAGTTTTTAATGATTTAATAAAATTATCATATTTAATTTTAATTTCAAAATCATCATATCCAATAAAAGATTCTTTTATTTGTTCATTTGTTTCTGGATAATTCATAAAAACAATCAAGTCATAATTGTTTATATTAATATCTTGTTCTAAATCAATAAAGCGTTCTTCACCATTTGCTTCAGTCCACCTTTGTGTAAAGATTGGTTGAGTATTTATATCATTTTCTTTTGGATGAAATTCTAATTCAAGCCAAATTTGAACATCATTTAATGATTCAATTGTATTTGATAACATCCACGATGTATTTTTATAATAGCCATCTATTACTCTTACAACTCCATTATTAATAGAAGACGGAGATCTTAATGATTCATCTCTTATTAATGGTTTATTTAATCCATTAAAAATATATATTCCATTTTCTTTTTTATTAATTTGATTTACTAATAAAATTCTATCTCCATTATTTAATGATATTCCACTGAATAAAATATTTTGTATCGCATAAGAACTAAATCTACTTTTTATATCTTCTTGAAAATTTAAATCAATTGAATTTAAACCATCATATAAACCAAGATTTGGTGTAAGTTGAATTTGATCACCAATTTGAGCATTCCATACTTCAGATCTATTATATAATAATTCTTTACCAGGTCCTAATAATAATATATTATCTTTTAATACTACTTTTACATCTGGTAAAAAATTAATTTTTCTAGATATAGATTTATCTAAATTATAAATTTCAGATATAGAATTTTTAATTTTATGTGTCATACTTAATGTATTAATATTAAAATTATTATCAAGTTCGAGACCATTAGTATTTTCATTAGATAAATTATTCCAAAATAATTTTAATGCTTTCTTTTTATTAGAAGTTATAATTGGATCAATAATTTCTGCAGTAACATTTATTGAATTTACATTATTATTAAAATTACAATACATAGCATAGCGTTTTTGAATTTCATTTTTATCTAATGCATTATTTATACCAGCAACATAATGATGAATTGATCCTTTAAATGCTGTAATTTTTGCAGTATCAAATTCTCTATTTATTAAATTATCTGTATTATCATAAGTATAATATGCAGTTTGTCCAAAAGGCAAATCTGGATCATTGAATAATGTATATCGTAATGAATTTTCAAGTTTATTTTCGTCATATTGATCTATTAATAATGGATCCATTAATAACCAATCAATTGTTGGAAAATATATTTGAGAATTATTAACATATTCTTTAGTTCTTTTATCAAGTTTTCCATCAATCCAAAATTCAATAAATCTTTCATTAAATTTTTTATTTTCATTTCTAACAATTCCTGGTTTTCCAAAATTTATTACAATATGATGCCAATTATCATCAGCAATATTTGTATTTCCTAAAATAGAAAATTCTTGTTTATTTGGTCCAAAATCATCATAATATTCAATGTTTAATTTACCATTTTTAATATTAATATATAAACTATGAGAATTTGTAAATCCATCAGATAGATATGCATCTTCATTATTAATAATTGCAATAGAATCATTAAATATATATGATCCAGATCTTTCTGCCTCAGAATTTCCTGTGTATGATTTACCCCTAGTTGTTCCATAATTAGTTTTTTTAGTAGTTCCAAGACCAATAATACAATTTTGTTTATTAGTTTTTATTGTTAATTCAATATATCCAGATCTGAATTCTCTTACATTATTTGAATTATTTGATGCATTATCATAATAAATATTTCCTCGTGCTTCATCTAAATAAATTAAAGCATTTTCATCCCAGTAAGGAACTTCAGTAATATTATTGATATCAGGAACTTTGCTAGTGATAAAATAATCTTGAGGAATTGCATCATCTGGATATGGAGTTAAATCTGGATAATCATTTGACCATACTGGTTTTTTACTAAGCATCAATGCCGCATGTCCTGGAACTCCCTGAGAAATGTCCCAAATATCATCTCCACGTACTAAATTTTTGAATAAAGGAATTTTACTACCACTAACACCACGACTTACACTATCAATTCCATTAGAAAAATCAAAAATGTTTCTTACTTCTAAACTTTTACTTCCAATAGCCTCAAACTGATCTAATTGTCTAGGAGTATTAATAGATTCAAAACCTTTCATATCGTTGTATTCATTTTGTTTCATTACTTAATCTCCTTATATAATGGTATTTTTGTTACTACTGATTTATTCATTAAATGTCTAACGTATTTACTTGGAATATCTTTAAAATAATATGGCATTTCAACATTAGGGGTTCTTCCAGTATTATAAATACTTCCATGTTTTGAAGGTGTTAATGCATTTGCCAACATTGGACCACCAGGAATTGTAATTATTACACCAGCACCATTAAATGTTACAGTAGCAATCATAATATCTGAAACAATATCAGCATTCTGGAATGCTATTGCAGTAGTCATTAATGCAGATGCTTCCATTAAGTCAGCGGTATTTATAATAGATCTTTCAATATATAATGATGGATCAATTAATTCAGCAGATACCGTCGCAGCATCAATAGATAAAATAGCCTGTGTAGATATTGCTGGCATTACTAGTTCGTCTGATGCAATAAATGGTTCAACAACAATAGTTTTATTATTCTTATCTGGCATTGCATTATAAAGATTTGTTACTTGTGTTTGATTAATTGCATCTTTATCCCAGAAAATTTCATCAATAATTAATTTAGTATTAGTTGGCAATACTGGTAATGCAGTTGAACCGAATGGTGTAATTAAACAGCCTACAGAAAGTCTTGGGTGATTATTTGATTCATTGTTTGCACCTGAATCTGCAGATGATGCGTTAAGTGTTGTAATCTTATAATTACCAATATCATGTGCTCCAATAATAGATACACCATCAACATAAATTGAAATATAATTATGATTATTATTAAAATGTGAATAAATAACTATATGATGTCTATTGTAATCAAAAATATTTACATTATTTGTAGATGTAACCGTATGATGAGTTCCAGATTGATTATTAATTTGGAAATGTAATTTATTTTGATAATGATAAACTACTACGTGTTGATTATCTTTATAACCATTAAGATTCCAAAGTACTCTTAATCCTGTTGTTGAATTATCATCTAATGCTCTTTGCATCCAGAATGAAGATGTATATGTATGAGCACCAGTACCCCAGTCATCATTCCATTCAGATTCATTTAAAATTACTCCATCAGTAATATATGAAGTTCCTGATGTTTTTACAGACTTTCCATTAATTCCAAGATCTGGATTTACTACAGTACCGCCAATACTTGTTGATGTAACAGAATAATCTAAATCTGTTCCATAATCTAATCCAGCATCTGCAGAATCAAAAGTTACATAACGATATGGTACAAAGTTTGTTTGTACATATTGATAATAAAGATCATTTAAGAAATATGCTTCAGGTCTTTCAGCATAAACTGTTGCTGGTGTTGCATAAATTGTCCATCCCCAATAAACTGTTGCATCTGTATTTAATGCAGATGCAGTTAATGTAGAAGCAGAATAATCAATATTTTTAACTGGTATAACAATTGGATTAATAATATCTACTGAAGCAGTAATAGGAATTGCTATTCCATATGCATTTGATGTTACTGTAAAATTATGATTTCCAGATTCAGTAAATGAAGTTAATACAGAAGGATATACAGTTCTATTTGGACTTAAAGTATTAATAAAACCATGATGTTCTAATATTTCACTATTAGTTAATAATCTATCATAAATAGCAATTTCATCAAATTTAGCAAGATATCCAGCACCAGTTGTTGCATTGTCATTTTGTGTATTATCCCATCTACTTCCAATGATTCTAATTCCTTCAGGATTTGCAACATATGAGTTATACCAATTTCCATTAGTTTTAACATTTGCACTTATAGAAACATTTCCATTTAACGCAACTATAATATTATAATCATATGAAGAGTTTCCTGAAATCTTTTTACCTTGTAAAACTACATGATTCCAAGTATTATAGGCATACCCTACACCAGTAAAATATTTTGTAGTTGATATTGCACCATTTGGAGCAGTATATGGTTCAAGATTATTCACTTTTAAAACAAATGATTTATCATCTACTCCAGAATATGCATCATCTGAATATATTATTTCTATAAACTTAAAATCAATTCCTACACCATCATTAGATGTAGTTTCTTTACTAAACCAATATTCAATAGTAAAATCATCATTAAATAAATTACCAATTGTG